ATTTCATTCAATGGGATTGGATTTTTCAGAATTTGACAATCATATTGTGGACAAACAAATGTTTACTATGTTCCCGGTAGATATTGATATAAGATTATACGAAACTTATTGTGAAATGTGGGGTGAAATAATGAATATAATGTTCTCAACGTACAAGTCTATGCGTTATAATACAAGTATTGATAATATTGTTACAAAAGTGCCTCAAATGATTAATAAAGTAGAGTTATTATTAGTGAATGAAATAAAACATTCCTTATACCAGGCAACAAAACTACTTTCACATTATGACATAAGTTATATGAAACTGGTTGAAACAAATATAATAAGTAGTAATGAGAACCCACGTTGTAACTATAAAGAAAAAACACAAGCATTATCATATTATGTAATTAAATCCGTTCTCCTATTTCATATAGATACTTTCATTCATTGGTGTGCTCGCAATAATAATCTATCTATTAATTTTACTAAGATAACAGCAGATACTAATATTGAAGATAAAATGATGAAATATTGTGATCTTATTAGAGAACACTACCTAAGTCCTGAATATATAATTATAATGAAACAAATGCACGATAAATTCCATTCTATAAAAAAAACGAACAGGAATAAATATGCATTACAAAATCTACGCATGACTATTACCAATTTCTAAAACCTAATCGTAAAAAAGTATTTTGTTACGATTATTACATGTAAAACTGACTATTTCTATTTTTATTTTTATTATTCGTTATGTTCGTACTTTTCTTGCATAATTCTCAACTGTTCTTTTAAATTATTAATTTCTTCATCTCTCTCTACCATCTTTTCAGTCAAAACCTTATTTGCCGCAACTAACTGAGCCATATTCAAATCAATACTAACCTCTGGGATTGGTTTATGGTTAATTTTGAATACAAAATATCCTGGAACTTTATCGCCATTATCATTACGAGTTAAGAATTTATGCATATATTTACCATCATAATATCCTCGTTGTCTAAATTGTCCATCTGTATTTAATTTATCACGAATATGTTTTGCATTTGCATTATCATTCCAATATTCAAAATGAATAAACACAGCCTTTGCCGTAGTTCCATTTTCAAGTTCTCTATCAATGAAATCTACGCGAGATACTTTGCCTAGATTAAGCTCATTTTCAATAAAGGCTTGCAGATATTTTGGTTGAAATGCATTTACAGATTGATCTGGATGTAGTAAATACATGCTATTAGGAAGAATTGGAATATAGAGACTTGTCCAATCTTCCTCTGTAAGAGTTAATTTTTCATTTGAAACGAATGTTTTTTTATCTACAACCAAACCAGATCCAGGTCTTGCTTCACGTAATGATAAGTGTGTCATTATGTCACCATTATCCCAATGTAATTTTGCGCTATTAATATAAGCGGTTACACTAATACGAGTTTCATATTTATCCTTCATAGTTTGGAGAACATCATATAGTTCACGACTAACGTCTGTATTAAACCATGTTTTAAAATCAATGAGGGCAGTTCTGGTTACGATATTTGTTTTTAATGATTGATTATAATTTTTTTTGTCAATAATTCTGATATTTTCTGGTTCACCTAATACAAGAATATTTTGTACAAGGTCAGCGACATTTTCTTCTGATGAATATTCAATTGGTAATGCAATGATTTGTAAACTAATCGGAGGATGTTCAAACTTTTCGTCCGATACTACCGTTGTCGTAGAGTTGAAATGGACAGACGATTTTTGAGGATACATACCGTAATCCGATTGCTGTTGTGTATAATTGAAAGAAGCCATTATAATAAGTAAGTATGAGTACTTGGGTTACAATTATATATTCAATAAAAAATCTTTCAATTTTTTACCATATTTGTGATTTCTTTCCTATATTTCATAATATCATAATCTAATTCAGGTTCTCTACCGCGATTGAATTTTATTAGTTTTGCACGTTTTGTCTTCTCTAACATATTTTTAAGGTCAAGATTTTGATTAAACTTAGCTATAATTGCGGTTATTCGTTCTTGCTTATGTCTTGGATTAACCCCGATTTCAAAAAAATCAGGATCAGGTGTAATATGTTTTTCTCGTAATACATTTTCATTAGATTTACCGGATTTGCTTGTAGCTAGTCTTGCTAAACTAACATCTTTGGATATTTCACTATTACTATCTAACGAAAATTGATTATAAAAATCGGGGAATCCCTTCTTGTATTGAGAACCTAAACAATAATGTTCAACCGAATTCCATCTATGATCATCAACTGTAAATGGACATGACCAAGAATCATCAATTTTTCTACGCCATTCAGGTATTTTATTTAAATCATTGTATGAGAATACATCCATATCTGGTATATATTCACCAGAACCCTTTCCTGCACGAGGTGATGCATCCGATAATGAATGAAACATAAATGATATATTGTTATCGTATAGATCGGATTGTACATACTCATCTTCATTGTCTTGTGGTTCTCCTTCGTTCGCATCTAATCCCAGTTTTAACTTAAAATTTCTTATATCTTGTATTAAATAGAATGGTCCTGAATTACGTTCCATACATTTATTAATAATAAGTGCTTTAATGGCATATGGAATTTCAGAGAATTTGAATATATGCTTATCTTTGTATGTAATCAGTTTATACTGAGAACCTGAATAAGACACCATGATGTAATAATCTGGTTTATAATTACCCTGTCGTTCCAAATCACTTTCATTTGTTTTACCACACTGTAATGTTGCATCCAAATCACCGGACTTAAATGTTTTTTCAGATAATATAATTAATTTCATATTTAATGCTCGTTCCAATATTGATATTGACCACGAATCCGGATTGAAATCGCTTTGTTTTATATAATTTTTGAAGGTATCTATCGTATTGTTATCTTTCATATAATCAAATTCACCTACTAATTGTTTTGCATCCTTATTTTCTTTTGATAATGTGTTATATTTGTCTACAATTTCTCTGGCTTGATCTAATATCATTTTTTGTTCATCTTTATTTCCACCATTTTGTTCACTTCGTTTTTTTAACATTTTACCTGTTTTTTTTAATGATTTCATCTCCATATCTATTTCATTTTGTTGTCCTAGAAAGGTATTATAGAGGGTTTGATAGTCACTAAATAATTTTTCAGTAACCTCATCGGATACAACTGTACGTAATTTGGAAACAGTCGTTTTTTTACCGATTTGTTCATATGCATCACGAATAGTAGCAAATAAACTATCACCTCTTCCTTCATTATCAATAATACCATAATTAGGGTTTTTCATAAATTTGGATACCCAATTATGGTTAGGAGATGGAGAGAATTTACTTTTTAATTCTTCCGAGATTTCTTTGGTCTCCTCTAACAATAAATCCGGTATCTCAATACCAACAATATCTTCAAATAATCCATGTTCTAATATTTTGTCGTTTTCTTTGACAGAGTTTGTCTTTTTTTCATCAGGAATATTAATTGAAGTGATATCATTTTCATCGTTTATTACCATCATATCTGGGTCATTATCCAATAAAACATTTTCATCATTGATTATAATTGGATCTAATGTTGTATATTCATCATCACTGTCACAATCATCGTCGGACTGATCGTCGTGATCATGATCATTGACTCGCTCTTTCTGTTTATTATTCTCGCTATTGATAATATCTATTAATTCATCTTTTGATATAAAAAATATTATATTACCATTCTCTAATATTAGATCGCCATCTTCATCCAAACTATTTATTACATCGTTACTGTCGTATTCTACTACACCTATTCTTGATTTAATTTCGTCATTAATTATTAAATATAGCGAATAATATACAACGTTATGTGCAGAATATGTATATTTTGGTTTACCTCCCCCAATTTGGATAGGATTGTTAAATAAAGTTGTTTCATATAATGATGACTCATAACCAATATCTTCATCATCTACTACCTTATTTTCATTATAATTTATTTTATCATGTTGAATTCGTGATTTCACCATTAAATGTAATATATAGTATTATAGAGTACATTTCTATTTTATTTTGCATACAATTGTTATACTGTATGCGCTAAATCAAATTGTTGTTTATTTTGTAATAATTTCTACCAGATCCATATATTTGAATATTATGCGACTTGATATACTGACGTGTTCCTTCGCCTTATAATTACTATATTCTTTAATATGATTACTTATATTGTTCCATTCACTATGATCTTGTAAATATGATTGAGATGATTTTATGTATACAGATAATACTTCTATTATTTCTTCAATATAAAATAACTGTCCAGCTACATCTGTAAAAGAAACTATTTTGTCTATTATTATTGTCATTAGTTCTACTATTTCATCTTTGCATATTAAATCATTAATCATTAAATTTACTAAGAATAAAGACAATGATTTACGTTTATCATTTTCTTTTGTAACATCACAATAATTATTATAATCTAGATCTGGATCAGCATTAACAATATTGTCTAATCCATCTGAATATTTTTGTTTTAATTTTGGTATCTCGTGATTAAATGCTGGATAATCAGTTACTAATTCTCTGTATAACTTTGCATATAACTCTGAAAAGGTTTTATTAATACAAGAAATATCAAATATCAAATTCGCTATTTTTATAGTTTTAATATCTGATTCTTCGTCTGACAATTTTAATGCACTATCTATATGTTCAATCAAACTTTCCTTAATAATATCATAATTTTTTACGGATAATTTATTTAAACAACCTTTAATATCAGTATAAATCTTATCAAGTCCCTCTTTTTTCACAATCGTAGTAGTTTTAAAAGGCTTTTGTTTATCCCATGTTGCTGATGTACGATCTTTACGATTATTTGTAGAACGGGAATGTTTTGAGCCATGTGGTTCGGTTGGTGAAATTATTGTTGATATTCCTATCTTCTTTCCCAAACGTTCTATTGTAGATAAAACTGTGTCCGATAATTGATATGATACCCCATTAAATGCTATTTGTGTGTAATCGTCTATTGTATATAATTGGGTCATATCAATAATTTATAAACTCAGTTACTATATAATAATGAATATTTTTTATATCAATTAGTTATGTAAATAATATAGAAAGCCACTTAGAAACTTTATTACATTATACAATAGATTTGGTTAAATTATGAACGAACAACCTGTAATAAATTCATGGGATGATTTAAACTTAAAAACCGATTTAATGCGAGGCATTTATGCATATGGATTTGAAAATCCAAGTGAAATACAAAAAAAGGCTATTTATCCAGTAATAAATTCAAAGGATGTTATTGCACAAGCCCAATCTGGAAGCGGTAAAACCGGCACATTTGCAATAAGTGCATTACAAATGGTTGATCCGTTAGTAAACGAAACACAGGCACTCATTATTTCTCCTACACGAGAACTATCTTGTCAAATACATAATGTTTTAACCACGATTGGCGGCAATATCAACGGACTACGTGTAAAATGTTTAGTGGGTGGAACATCTATAAAAGTGGATGTTGCAAGTATACGTAAAAATACACCTCAAATTATTGTCGGGTGTTCCGGTCGTATTCGTGATATGATTCAACGTAACCGAATAAATGTAGGCACGGTTCGTTTGTTTATATTAGACGAGGCTGATGTAATGTTATCAGGTGAATTTAAAACAACGGTTTATGATATATTTCAACATTTTAATGAAGATGTACAGGTTGCTATTTTTAGTGCTACAATGCCAAATGAAGTATTAGAATTAACCGAAAAATTTATGAGAGATCCCGTAAAAATTATTGTAAAGAAAGAGAATTTAACACTTGAATGTATTGAACAAAAATATATTGCATTAAACGGTGACTTAGACAAATTTGATATGTTGAAACATTTATTCGATGGTATAAGTATTAATCAATGTATTATATATTGCAATAGTGTTCGTAGAGTTGACGAATTATATCAAGGTATGACAAACGATGGTTTTTCAGTATGTGCTATTCATAGTTCAATGGATAAATCAGATAGAGAAGCCATATTCAAAACATTTAGAAGTGGAGGTACTCGTGTATTAATTTCATCTGATCTTACTGCTCGTGGTATAGATGTTCAACAAGTGAGTACCGTTATTAATTTTGATATACCAAATGATGTTCATAATTATTTACATCGGATTGGACGTAGTGGTAGATGGGGAAGAAAAGGCTTGGCTATTAATTTCGTTACAAAGCGAGATATTAGACAAATGCAATATATTGAAAAACATTACCATACAAACATTTGCGAATTTCAAGTATAGATTCGTTTAGTCCACATATTTATTCTAATTCCATATTTTAATATGGAATTTTTTCAACATATAATTCCGGTAGCATATACCAATAATACTACACATCAAGATATATCACATAATTCAGATATATCATGTGTGTCAATTGATGCTCCTTATATTAATAAACCAGTTCACATGGAACAAATACATATGTTTAAAATGCCGATTGATTATTTAGATCCATCTAATAGATTTACTCTTTCAACCGTAGTATCATCAGACTTAGAACTAATTAATCAAGCGGTGGATCACAAACAACCATGTATATATGATTATTTATTTCAACCTACGAATTTATTCGGCAAAATGTTAATACCAAAATGGAGTGAAACATATACTACAAATACTATTTATTTAAATGATACCCAAAATATTATAAAAAACATGAATACATACAAAGAAAATATGAACGACGAGAACCCAGTCACATGTGAGCGTATGTTTGATATATGGGATACAATAAAACAGGATACTTCATTCACGGAACGCTATGGGTATTTAGAATGGGATATGTTGAAACAATTTAATCGGTCACCTCGTTTTTTACAGTTATTATCTGTTATGAATATTATGTCACCAGTAGTTAGTCTATTATTACCTGTTATTTTCATTATTTTTCCATTCATTCTATTGAAAATACAAGGAGTCCCTGTTACATTTTCTGCATATATTGAGGTACTTAAAAATATTGCAAAACACCATTTTATTGGAAAAACTCTATTAAATATGCAGTCATTTAGTTGGGATAAGATTGTATATTTCCTAATTACATTGGGGTTATATGGATTACAAATATATCAAAACGCAAATTCTTGTATTCGTTATTATAGAAATATGAGTAAAATCACGAATATCGCATTAGATACACGTGCCTTTGCAGAACATTCTATTAAAAGCATGGAGAACTTTTTGACAATAACCAATAATTGTGATACATACAATGATTTCTGTAAGAACACGCGACTACAATGTGACCGCCTCAAACAATTACATGCCGACTTGATACATATAACGCCTTTTACACATTCTACACGATCATTATTGAATAATGGTGAATTATTGAAACAATTCTATCAACTATACGAGAATCCTGATTATGAAGAATGTATTCGTTATTCTATGGGATTTGATGGTTATATAAATAATCTATTAGGTGTATGTGATAATGTATCAAATGGAAATGTATGTTTTGCTATATTTGATACCAGTAAAGAATGTGAAATTACCAAACAATGTTATCCACCATTAATAAACGAAACAAATATTCAGAATGATTGCTCTATGAAAAATAATATTATCATTTCTGCTCCAAATAAAGCGGGTAAAACTACCATGTTAAAAACTACGACTATTAACCTTATTTTCTCACAACAAGTTGGTTGTGGTTTTTATAAAAAAGCGGAGATCAACCCATATACACATATTCATTCTTATTTGAATATTCCAGACACATCTGAACGAGACAGTTTATTCCAAGCAGAATCAAGAAGATGTAAGGAGATTATTGATATTATCAATGAGAACAATGATACAAATCAATATAGACATTTTTGTATATTTGATGAATTATATTCTGGTACAAACCCAGATGAAGCATCTGAGGCAGGAAAAGCATTTTTATCTTATTTATCAAAATACGATAATGTGCGTTATATGTTGACCACTCATTATGTAAAGATTTGTAAACATTTTAAATCGTCCAAATCAGTGTGTAATTATAAAATGGTGGTTGATATATCGCCTGATGGTACATTTGATTATAAGTATAAGATGAAAAAGGGTATATCAAAAATTAAAGGGGGGATACGAGTGTTAAAAGATATGGATTATCCTGCTGAAATATTAGAAAGTCTGAAATAACTTACATGATTGGTAATCTAAATATATCGTTTCAGTCGTTTGACCATACTTAGATTGTCAAAATCAATTATCTCGCCTGTATTATTACATTTCTTATTTGCTGCTATAAATAATATTCCTACCATAATTAATATAATACCAGTTGCACCGTACGAATCTATTGTTATATCAAATAATAGATAACCTAATAATAATGTGAAAATAGGACAAGAATAAATTAATGTAGTTACAATATAACTACTGTTATCTTTTAATATGTTGGTTTGTAACAGGTTTGCTATAAAAAATGCAAAAAAAGCGATTATTGTAAACCAAACCAAATCAAACCTAGTCATATTAGAACAATCTGTTTTAATTGTATCATAATATGCGAGTCCTAGTAACATCAAACAAGTAAAATAAATAAACCCTGACAATACGATAATTGTAATCTCATTATATTTTCTTAGTAAATGCTTATGTATCAATGGCGATGCCCCCCATATTAATGAAATTAGTAAAGCAATCAATATATATGTATCCATTTGTGATATATATTGACAATAGATTATTACTTTTTAGTGAATAACATGATTTGTTCATCCGTTTCTTTATGTTTTGTTACATGGACATCTTTATTATACATCGGTTGTTTACTTTTTAATTTGAAATACTTTTTCGTGATTTTATTCATATCTTCTACTAAATCGTATTTATTGGTTGTATTATCAGAACCATATCCCGAAAGTATATAACATAATCTACCTCCGGGTTGTAATACGTGTTTGCATAATTGTACGGTTGCTTCCCAGTATTTTTCTAACCATGTATCATAATCTTTATATTTTGTAGTACTTTGGTTATCCCCGTCATATAATTCCAATTCATAATAAGGCGGGCTGAAAAACACTACATCAAAATGGTTCTCGTATTTATCTAAGAATGACTTGGTTTTTAATAGTTTTTCTGACGGTTTGCAATAAATATCTACTATTTTATCAGGTGAATGTTCTTTCGCAAATTGTTTGGTTACTTTGCATACATTCGGAATAACGTCAGTTCCTACATATTCGGTTACTTCTGAGCATTCTAAAAACCCATGACAATAAGACGTCCATCCTAATGTGGGCGTGAATATTTTGGTTCCTTTTAATAGTGATTTGTTTAATGAATATACTAAATAGGGGTTCATGATAGATGCTCTAAAATAATACGACGAAAATACACTACCTAATCGCCCTTCCTTCATATAGAAGAGAGAACTTGGCGTTAATATTTTATAATCAATAATATTCTTCAAATAAAGGTCTTTTAACACATCCATATAAGTTGGTATGTTCTCAATTCCTGATTTTGTATTCTGTAAAATGTCTTTCCAATGAATATTGCGAATAATGTTTTTGTAAAGAGGTTGTTCATTATTGTTCATCATGTTATTTTTCATAGGACTTGGATAATTAGCGTCTTTTACGCGAAGCGACATATTATAAAATCGCGTTAAATATTCATTTCTTTTTTTGATATGTTCAAATAAGGTTTTTATATCATTGTTTGCTATATTCTTTGATTTCATATATTCGGTCAGCTTTCGTTCATTCTTACCTATTTTTACAATGGCATTTTCTTTAAACTCAGTATATTTCTGTTTATCATTTTTATTTGAAAATATATTCAAGAATTCATCCAATTGAATAATATTTACCATATTTGTTACAATATACCAACATTAATTTCTTGGTTATTTTCCCTATTTTTGAATGTTTCCTATTTTCCTATTCTTGATAATTCTCTGAAAAGAAATGGCATCGCTCAAAAAAAATGGACAAAAATAAATGTCCAATTTTCATTTCCCCAGAATAGTTTTGTAAAAAACATCTCTAAAAAACGGGTTCTTACCATAATGCAGCAAAAACGTATTTTCAAGGATAAAAGTTGTTACCGAAAAAAATAAGTATATTATACGGCAAATGATTTAGGAACCTTTTCTGTCATTATTATAGAGTGACAGATCAATGACGGAAAAAGTTCCAGAATCAATACATAATTATTGTTGTTCTATATGTGACTATAATACGTGTCGTAAATCACAATATGACCGACATTTAACCACTGGAAAACATATCAGAATGACAAATAATGACGAAAACGTTCTAAAAAGTTCCAAACCATATAGCTGTGAATGTGGTAAAACCTACAAATATAGACAAGGGTTATTTACACATCGGAAAATATGCCACTTCCAATGTTCTGATAATGATGATAGTTCAATTAGTCAACCAATGACGAACAATATAGATGCGACACTTGTAATGGAATTGCTCAAACAAAATAGTGAATTCAAACATATGATGATAGAACAGAATAGACACATATTAGATCAAAATGAAAAGATAACAGAATTAGCTAAGAATGCAGGCAATAATACTATAAATAATACTACTAATAATACAACAAACAATAATAAGTTCAATCTAAATTTCTTCTTAAATGAAACATGTAAGGATGCTATTACAATGAATGAATTTATCAATTCTATTGAAGTTACAATGGACGATTTTATTAGAACAGGCAAAATTGGGTTTGTAGACGGTATTTCTAGTGTTATGGTAGAACGCATTAAAGGAATGGAGATGCATACACGTCCAATGCATTGTACGGATTTGAAGCGTGAAACAATATATATCAAAAATGATGATGCATGGGAAAAAGGCGATACCGATAAGACTTTACTACGTAGGGCAGTAAAGAATATAGCGAACAAGAATTATAGACAGTTGAAACCATGGTTTGATAGTTCTCAACCAGAAGTAGATCAAATAGGAACAGACGAATATGAAGATTACTTCCAATATTATAAGTCGGCACTAGGAGGCTGTGGAAAAGAAGAGGATAGAAAATTTGAAGATAAAATAATCAAGAATGTATTGAAAGAAGTTCTTGTAGATAAATAATCAAGATTTCCATAATAACTTCTTCTAGATAAGAAAATGTAAACACATAAATAATGATAAAAATATTATTATTTATGAAAAATATAAAATTTAAGCAGATTTTTTACCAACGCTGATAAAGCCATCATCGGCATCAACAACGTTTTTTTCATCCGGTTGTTTACGTTTACGAGGCTGAGTATTACGTGTTTCACACATTAGCTCACCTCTATTAATGCCAGTAATTTCCGTAGCCTTATATTCATGAGGACCACTAGTAGATTTCGTACGTTCAAATTCAACATATTCACCTTGTACAAGATATTTATATTGAGAATTTGCAACATTAACCGCAGAAAAATGGACGAATATATCGCATTCTTCATTATCAATAGTTGATGTAATAAAACCATAACCAGCTTTGTTATTAAACCATTTTACTTTTCCTGTAAGACGCAGTGAATGTGTTTCGTTATCAGAACTCATTGTATATTATAATATATATTATATCGTTTTATACCCTTTGCAATAATATAGTGTTTACATATAGAAGGAATGAAAATATCGGGAATAACTAAAATAAGAATGTCAACTATATTTAGTATATCTCTATTATTTGCAGCAATTTTAATCAGCTTATATGTAGTATTAAAAGCGAATATAAAGAATGCAGAAGGTTTTGGTAAACTACAACCAATGTCAGGTGGATGTTGTAAGAACCCATATGAAGAAAAAAAGGATGGAAAATTACATGCATTACAAAGTGGTTGTTGTGGAACTGCATCGGCACATAAAGTGCCTCTATGGCAAAGTTCAATATATATAGATAAAGAATCAGACCATGCATTGGAACGTAAAAATGCAGAAATGATGGAACGTTATGCAAAATCAAGAAAAGAAAACCCAATAAAGAAGACTAGAGAATATGATTTTTTAGATACCGAAATTGAAGTAGAAGAAAAAAAACCATTACCACCTGATCCAAGTAAATCAAAACTACTAGGTCTAGGTATAGCAGAAGATCCTATGAAAAAGTATTTGGATAAACGTGTTAGACGTCCAAAAATGACCAAGGCTACTATGCCAATATCAAAACAATTATTGAAAGGTAACAAAAATAGTTTATGGTTTGGTAAATAGTTTACTATGTAATATCTGTGAATATATCAATAAGTGCTGCGTAATTGGGTGTATCATTATATTGAATATAATAACAATATTTTAGGTAGTTCTCAATTTGTTCTGTTGTGTCTTTACATAATGGTTGGATATTCTCAAATTTTTTTAATTCAACCCGAAGCTTGTTCTTATAATTTAAAATATGCGTTTCGTCATATTCTGAATTGATTTCATCGTTAGATATAGGTAATGCATCCCACGGAAGTGATGTATTAATTAAAGATAAATACATATATCCCAATGAAATTAGGTCATCACGTCTTGATGGAAGAGAACCACAATGTATATGAAAACTTACATAACGTGGTGTTCCAATAATATTTTCACGAATTTCAGTATCAAGTATATGTTCTGAATTTTCATCTACATAAAATGTAGAGAACCCAAAATCAATCAAAAACAGTTCTCCGTTTTTCAACATAATATTTTGAGGTTTAATATCTCGGTGAATAATCAAATTATTATGAACAAATGTCATTATATTTAATAAAGACACCATAATATTGTTTAATTTACCAACAGTAATGGTTTTTTTTTGAATATAGTCATATAATGAGCAGTCATACAAAGACATAACCAAACAAGAATGTTCATTATGTACTCCATACCAATAAACAATTGGTATATTCCGAGAACCTTGATCGTATAAATATTTTAAAATAGTAGTTTCATTTTTTAGCAATTTCACATCAGATGACATAGGTTCCATTTTAATAGCAACTGATATATTTGTCTTTGCGTTTAATCCACTATATATAGAACCAAAACACCCTCCGCCAATTTTCTCAGATATAGTGTATTTATTTGCAATTTTAGTGTTCATATGTATCTATGTAATATAGAATATTATGTTTATGTTATGTATAGTAAATGAATAATTTAATAAATATTATGGATGACATTGTAGATTATGCAGGGAAACGATACCAATATGCATTATTTGGATTATATGTAATATATGCAATATTGTTTTTTGGTATAATAAATATAAATCCAAATTACATCAATGATCTGAGATGGGGAATGCAAGTATTTGTCTGTGTATTTTTGTTATATCGTTTTAATCCATTCAGAAAACAAACACATGTATTAAGACAGTATGATGCCAAAATCATATTTAGTAGTTCCCTATTTTTATTATTGAATACAGGATTAGCCGAAATAGTGGAACGATATTGGAAAGAAATACCAACCGAGTACATACCAGAAATACCAATAGATATGGTAATAGGATAAAGATAAGCAATTATACTATTGTAAATGGAGAACAAGGAAGAATTTGATATAAATCAAATATTTGAAGATGCATTAAAAGACCCCAGTTTATTTTCAAGAATAGACATAGATAATTTACTAGATACAATTGAGACAGAAAAAAACGATTATTTGGATAATAAAACAATACAATCGGTATCAGATGACATAGTTGAAAAAGTATCTGAACAAATCCAGAATATAGAAGATATTACAGAAATATGTAAAAAACTGATGGGATATCGTGTAGTAGATGAAGTACATGAATTACATAAAGGAAAACATGTACGTTGGTTACGTAGTGGTAGTAATAAATTAACTACGGGAGGCATTGTAGTTGATATAAAATTTATGGACAATGGAATACAAGTATTATGTAAGAATTCAATGAACCGGTTTGTCCAATATAAATTTGATGAATGCATTACATTTCAAAAATTATCATTAGAAGAACAGGTTATTTTGATGGCATACAAATACACATTAGACAAGTAATTTGCGAGTAGTACGACCGATATGTTTCTTCGCCTTTTTGGTTTTTGCATTTTTATTGATTATAAAAAAGAAATCACGCAAATGATACATAATTTTTTGTGCGACCAAAATATCTGTTTCTAACTGATGAATATGTGGATTGCCATTATTATACGCATCACCATGAATAAAATATGTAAATAAATAAGAATTCAACATTGATTTATTCGCATTATTAATTGTTAAACATAATTGGGATGATATAAAACGTTTAATAATATCTTTGGTTGATAAATAATGCACATAAGACTTTGGTTGAATATAATAAACCCGCGTTTGTTTCATTTCAGGGAAATGAGCATTATCTAAGAAGAATATTTCTGTATTTTTTGGCATAAGTGTACATCGTATAAAATCAGAATGAGTTTTTGAATGAGTAGTTCTTGATGGTTCAATACGAAGATTATTAATTTTAAAAGCCGAAATAATCTGATGAAAAATAGGTTTATCAGTTTTTAATGTATAATCCAAATAACTGGTAATCATTTCAACCCATCCAGGACCACATTGATTATTTGTATAAATATAGACATTAGAACATTCACCAGTTTGTTTCTTCTCAACTATATACTTTAATATTGGAATAATGCCATATCGTAGAAATTCGGGATACAAGTCTAATAGATGATTGAAATTAACAGGATGTTGTAAATCAGTATATTCTTGCAATGCTGACCATAATATTTCTAAATCTGCAAATGAACCAATGGTTTCATCCAAATCAAATGCAATAACTCGTGATGTACGTTTCAATCTTTTTTTAAAGAACTGTTGTCCCTTATATATGTTATAATTTTTTTTCTGCATACATTAATACTATAAAATAACCGACGATTTTATAGTAATACAAAAATTTTATTTGCCAGTGGAACCAAACCCACCAGTACCTCGTTCAGATGAAGATAACTCACTTTCATCTACAATAACAACATAAATAGGACATAATGTGGGATGACATACTTGTAATAACCGGGTATATTGTTGAACCGAATATTCATAATCATCTTTACTAGGTCTTAGCCATCTAAATGCACCAATTAAGTCACCTCGGTACCCTGCATCAATAATGCCTGTATGGTTAGCCAATAACAAAGGTGTTTTTGAAATACTTGAACGTGGAAATACATAAAACGCACAATTAGAAAAGGTTTGTGTAGAACAATTAACATATAACATCTCAGTTTTGACATTTAAATTAACAAATTTGGATATTAATTCGTTATCAAAATGAACATCATTTGGAAACAATAAGTCAAAGCCAGAATCTGGAAATACATGTCCCATCATATTTTGGTTATGTTTAGTAATTAGGTCATTGTATTTTGATTTTAATTCTTCATTCGGAATAGCCATTTTTAGAATAGCAAAATTATCACAATTGTCGTGTGATATACGAGTTTCAGTAATATTAGCAATAATGTCACCGATCATAGTAGTCATGAATATAAACTATATTCAAAAATGTTTATATTCATTCAATTCATTATTATAGTTTGGTATTTTTGAATTCACGCCAAGAAATAGGTTTACCTTCTTCTACGGCTACTGAATTACCATCATTTGCCTTATCTATATTATCCAAACGTTTGGTAGCACTATCTATATATAATTCTTTTAATAATCTTCCAACCATAACAGAACCTTCGTGTTGGTCCGTCTTACCATCTTCAATTAGTTTTAATACAGTAAGTAATTTTGTCATAATAGTGAGGTCTAGTTCGTCACTAAACATTTTATTAAAAATATCGGTATAATTATTGTATAAAAAACTACATTCGGTCTGACATAGAGTAGCAAACTCATCTGGATTATTTAATCGTAGGTCAGAATGAGTATTTTTAAGCGTATCCATCTTACGGACATCATCACGCATTGGTATACTATGTTTTACCTTACGAATAGAGTCTGTATTATCAACGCCTTCCATTTCGGTGACCAATTTCTTTAAATTTAATCGTTCATCATCATTCAAGTTAGCCATAATTCACTTAATATATTAGTTAATGGTGGTATTTTTATGTTAATTTTGTAATAAACAATATATTTAGTATGTTATGCAAAATTTTCTTGGTAGTATGTATACAATATCCACTTTATTAATGCAATTGGATTTTAAATATATTTTGATTGCAGCATTTATATATTTAATTATTCTTATTTCATTAAGTACATGTATCCGTGTAACACCATATTCACGAAACCAATTATTTTCTATTGACTTTCCGTATGAAGGATTTACTTTCCTTCGTGACAAAAGTGCCGATGATATATCCGTAAAAAATAAAAAGGAAGCGGACAAAGAAAATTTTGAAAATATAACGATAACAAATGATTGTATAAAAGTAGATGGTTTCAAAGATTTACATTGTAGTCCTGAACATCATCCAATACTATTAGATAAATTCAATGGTGATATAAATATAGTAAAACAACAACATGGTATTTTATCACCTACATGTAGATTAAAATTATCAGAAGAACAAACCAAATTATTATCCAGTCGTGGTGGTAATAAAACTGATATAGGCAACTCAGTTAAGGGTTCTCAAATGTAAGAGAACAATTATCACAATAGTAAATTGTTTTGCTGTACGTTTCGCTAATATCAATTAGATCAGACACTATATTATGGTTACATCGTTTACTTAAATACGATTTGATTAATTTTACAATGTTAATATATTCATCATCTTGTTTATCCACAGTTAATCCATCCAGATTCAGTTTTGCATTAACCATATGCTCAAATGCAATAATATTGTCATTATTTGATGTTTCCATATTAAATAAAAATATAGAATTAACTCTATATTTGTATAACAAAACAATAACTTTTATTGTGTAATTTACACATTCTGACATCTAGATATACATAGCAAGCATACTTTGGCTTTGTTTTTCATCATCGTGTTTAATAATAATATCAACATCCTTTTTATTTACTGTAAATGGGAAAGTGACTTTGAGGTCAATATCAATGCCAATAATTTTGGTATCAGGCTTCATAAGGCGGAACAGATTGAGTTTGGTGTAAATAATTTCAAGACATCTCTTCAAGTTACGAACGCCATCTTCTTCATTCGTTAATGCAACATTTGAAATAATATAGTTTAATGTTTCGTCTGGGATAATAATATCACCATCTTTGAAATTGACCTGTTCTTGAATTTTAGGCAATAGGTATTTACGAGCGATAGTAACTTTTTCCTTTGCATCGTACCCCTTTGTTTGAATACGATACATACGATCGCGTAGAATAGGATTGACTCTTGACTCATCATTATAACTGAATATAAATAGACATTTACTCAGATCAAAGTCTACCTCAGAGAAGTATTTGTCATGAAATTGGCTATTTTGAGATGTATCTGTTAGATGAGTTAGGATACCTACAATTTCTTCACCACGAGGGGTATCGCTAATCTTATCCAATTCATCAAAGTAAATAACTGGGTTCATACATTTACTATCAATGAGAATTTGAACTATTTTACCCCAACTACTTCCTTCATATGTATAAGAATGACCTTCTAGAAAACTACTATCACCAGTACCACCAAGAGCGATAAATGTGAATTCACGCCCAAGAATTTTACTAATACCTTCTTTTACTAAGGTAGTCTTACCAGTACCCATAGGTCCTTTGATTGCAATAGCAGTGCCCATAGCGGATGGATTTGAAATCCATTGACCCACCATTTGCATAATTTGGAGTTTTGCATCATTAAGACCATATACACAATCATTCAATGTAGTCATTGCATTATCCATATACTCATGACATTTATCTTGTCCATCATCCATTGTAATAGTAAGATCACGATAAATACCAAAAGGGATCTTCATAAAGGTATCAACCCAATTTTTGATTTTATAATATTCATTATCACTTGAATCCATTGAACGTAATATACTTAATTTTTGCATTGCAACAGATTTGAATTTAGCAGGCATATTAGAATCTAATAATGCTAATCGGTAAGGCTTAGTAATATTGGTAATGCTATTGATTTGTTTCAAATCTTCCATAACACGAAGTTGTTCTTTATTTGACAAGTTTTTTTTGAAATAATCAATCTCATTCGTTTGTTTTTTATGTGAATGAATTAACTTATGATAAGACTTTGCATTGGTTGTTCTTGATTTTTTAATTAAGTTTTTAATAGAAGTATCACAATCCAATACAGCATTTTGTAAAACTTTACTATTAGGTTTCTTTTTTAACTGGACAGACAAAGTTTTCTTTGTATCAACTAAGTCTAGATATTCTTGTTCAATATCGTTCAACTCAATCTCTTCTTCTGTTTTTTTATTGGCTTCACGTTTTTTATTAGCCTTGATTTGCTTTTTAGTTTGTTTTGTATTTTTTATTGGAAGTTCAACCTGTTCATAAGTTTCCTTCATAAACATTTTTTCATCATCGCTATCGCAATCTACATCATCTTCTTCATCATTATAATCATCTTCGGCGGGTTCACTATCTCCACCATTTAAGAATAGAATATTATAGGCAGTATTTTCGTCTTCATCGTCATCATAATCTTCATCATATTCCGATGATTCACTATCTTCGGTTTCGCTCTTCTTTGACGAGCGTCCTTTATTTGAACGCTTAGATCGCTTAGACGAAGTTCTTGACTTATTAGAGTTTTCAGCTTTTTCTGTTTGTTTCGCACGATTAGACATATACTTAGACGGAAACATTTCTGAAACTAATTTTTGAAGTTTAGCACGGCTAATGTCTTCATCTTCATCATCTTCTTCATCATCATCTTCTTCATCATCTTCATCATCTTGATCATCTTCATCATCTTCATCTTCATCATCGGTATCTTGAATATCCTCTTCATCATCGTCATCAAGATTACCAGAACTTCTGGTACGAATACGACGTTTAGGCGGTTCATATGTAGAAGTAGAATCTGACATAGTCTCATAATCATCACTATCACTATCCGAATCCCCCTTATTTTTGTTGAGTTTCTTTTTTTTATCACTGGACTTGACCCGAGTGTTTGAATTGCGATTGAGTTGCTTATTTGATGGCATATTGAGTAATTTAAATAAACTAATAAATTAGTAGATTGGTTACAATGATATAATAGACAATAAATCTTTCAATTTTTTGCAATAAAAATTACAGAATGACATTTGTAGAAAATTGAAAGAATGATATAAAAAATATAAACAGTATAATTATAGGGTAACTTTTATGCAAGGACACGTATCAAATATGAACGAACACAAGAAACCTTCTCGTATTATTGGAGTACAATTTAGTATGTTGTCTCCGGAAGAAATACGTAGAAGTTCAGTGGTTGAAGTAACGAGTCGTGATACTTATAAAAATAATGCACCCGAACCGAATGGTTTATTTGATCCTCGCATGGGCGTGTTAGAACCCCGTACAATATGTCCAACAGACGGTCTTACTTATATTGATACACCCGGATATTTTGGACATATTGAACTTGCACGACCAGTATTGTTTATACAACATATCAAGGAAATTATGAAAATAAGTAAGTGTATCTGTTTCAAATGTAGTAAATTAAAATTAAATAAAAACCAACATAAACATGCAATGGATATGAAATCAGAAAAACGGTGGGATTATGTGTATACTATTGCTTCAAAAGTAAAACGTTGTGGTGATAATATTGAAGATGGTTGTGGTTGTAAGCAACCAGACAAGGTAAAATTGGAAGGCATGGCAACTATTCAAGCAATATGGGAAAATATTGATACAGATAGTGAAAATGAATCCAAATCAATTACACTTCGTCTAACACCTGAACTCTTATTGAAAAATTTCCATAGGATTAGTGATGACGACATTACATTTATGGGATTTAGTCCGCTATGGTCTCGTCCAGAGTGGATGATTTGTCAAGTATTACCAGTTCCACCACCAGCAATGCGTCCTTCTGTAAAACATGATGCACAACAAAGAAGTGAAGATGATTTAACACATATTTACAGTAATATTATTAAATACAATAAAGATTTGGCAGATAAGATTGCGGGCAATGCAAATCCGAATGTGATTGAAGGTCTAACTACCCAATTACAATATTTCATTGCTATGGTTGTAAATAATAAGGTAAAAGGAGCAGATAGTTTAAGACAGCGTTCTGGTCGTCCGCTTCAATGTATTATGGGTAGATTGAACAGTAAAGGCGGTCGTATTCGTGGTAATCTTATGGGAAAACGTGTAGATTTTAGCGCGCGTTCTGTTATTACTGGTGATCCAAATCTTTCCATTCGTCAATTGGGTGTTCCGATGAAAATTGCTAAAAATATTACAAAACCAGTTGTTGTAAATGATCGTAATAAAGACTTCTTATTGAAATTAGTTCAAACTGGACCAGAGGAATATCCTGGTGCTAAAATCTTAGAGCGTAGAAATGGGGAGAATATTTCACTAAGATATAAGGATAGAATGTCTATCCGTCTTGAAAATGGAGATATCGTACATCGTCATATGATGGATGGTGATGCGGTTCTATTCAATAGACAACCAAGTCTTCATAGGATGAGTATGATGTGTCATATTGTCAAGATTATGAAGAAAGGTGATACGTTTCGCATGAATGTTGCAGATACTAA